CATACTATGATCTCCACCCCAAATCAATTCAGTTTTACAGTGCCAACAATTCATTTCTTAGGGAAAGGAATAGATTGACCTGTTGTACTTGGTAAAGCATTATCTAATACCTTTGGCATCATTCCTTGTACACCTCCAAGGACTTTGTTCATCATCTTTGTCTGAAACTGCTCTGATGTTACATATTTATATCCAAAGTACCCTCCACCGATAACAGAAGATACCATTATGAATGAGACAATACTCAAAACATTAGCAATTTTTTGAAACATGATAAAACTTGCAATTATTAGAGCTATGTCAGTTATGACATTCGCTACATTACTGCTAATTATAGGTCTATCTCCTCTCTACGTCACTATGGGGATAATGACTAGACAAATGCAAGAAAAACTAAATTAATCAGCAGTTTCTACGACTTCTGTTTTTTCTGCTTCAATCTGACTAGCTCTATCTTGTAAAATTGCCTGTATCTGTATAAGTCGAGTTGTACATTGTTCATGCACTTTTTTTGCTTGGTCAATGTTTTTAATCATCAACTGCATTTCTTGTTCTAGTTCTTCGTTGGTTTTAGCCATAATTAAAATGCGACTCCTGTAGCTTGTACTGGTGTGTTAATTAAATCAATTTCTGCTTTTAAAGAATCTTCAATTGCTGCTACTTCTGTAGAACCTAAAGCATCTTTCACCCATGTAAGCATAGTTGCCTGTGTTGGTGTAGGTTTACTTGAATCAAAAGCAATAAAATCAGATGGAAGTGACTCTGGCTTTGTGAATATTACCTCACCAGTTCGCCTTGCTTTTTCTTCTGTGCCGTCCATACCTTTTACGCGATAAACGACATTAGTAAAGTAACCATCAGCAACATCTCTTTTACATTGTGTGCCATTGATTTCCCATGTATAAGAAATTGCCATAAGAAAAATAATTTATTTCAATTTTAACTTGGTTTTGGATATTTGTCTTTTACGGCTTTTAGGGCAGTATATAAATTTCCAGAAGTTGTTAAAGTTCCAGCAGCAATGTCTTTGAATAGTAAATCAAATTGCTCTCCTAGATCAGGATAAATTGTGTCTGTTGTTCCCGCTTCTCCTGTTCTTTGACGTTGATAAAGTGTCGAATTAGCTTCAGCATCTAAGGTTGTTCTTGCTGCATCTATTTTGCTCTGATCAAGAGTTATAGAATTTAAATCTTTGTCAAAAGCTCCTGTACCATCATCAACAACCACAGCATTTGGATAAGCTTTGCGTATTGCTTCGTGGTCTAAATTAGCCATAATCAGTTTTTAATAAAATTATACAAAGAAGAAATCAAGCAGCAATCTCCTCTACTGTTATTGATGAAGATAAACTGTAAAAACCTGAATCTGCTCTTCTATTAATATTTATAGTATGACTTGAGGTTGTAGTCCTTGCCTGTATTTTATAAGTATGCTGACTTGTATCTCCAGGTGTATGTAAAAGTTGTATTCCATAACCACTTCCTAAGTTTCCATCATCTTGTCTGACCATTGCAAAACCTTGTTGATCTGCGTCACTTCCTGCTTGTCCATTACCAACAGGTGTAGAATCAAACATCAATCTCAATATTGCTGCATCTTCACAGTTTGCAAATACATGAACTGTTACAAGCATTTTATTTGATGAAGATGCTGCTGTTATATCAACACTTAAACTTGCTACATCTACGAAACTCGTACTGTTGTTAGAAAATTGATCTGGTTTATTTGAAGATATAACCTGTAAAACTTTTCCACCGCCTGTGCTTAAAGCTGACCCGTTAACAGTAATCGCCCCAATAACATTTATTCCAGAACTAGTAGTTTCAAATCGTTTTACGTTGTCATACCATAGATTTGCCTCGCCCTGATAACTGGCTTGCATCATGGTTTCATTACTTCCAGAAAAACTTTTTAGACGATATTCGTTTGTAAAGATTTCAAAATTACCTGTGACATTTGATAAGGAACCAACACTTCCAGAATGTCCAAGGTACATATCATTGCCCGTACCAAAGTGTGCGTACTCATTATCTGGCATGAATGTATCACCCGAAAAACTTACACCAGAACTTGTAGTCTCTAACTTTTTACTGTTGTCAAAATATAACTCTACTGCTCCGTTTTCATTAGCATGAAGTATTTTTTCGTTGTTTGCAGCATCGTTTATTCTTAAACCACTTAAATTAATCTGTAAGTTTCCAGTTCCACTATCTTTAATAACACTATTACTTCCATCGTGAAAAATTTGTAGGTCATCACTAGTTCCAAGTATTAATTTTTGATTATCAATACCTTGAAGACCTGTTGATTTTAATTCCCAAACATCTGAACCACCTCTTTGAATTTTTATCTTTGTACTACCAGCATCATTAATAATATTGTTTGTCCCATCGTGAAAAATTTCTAAATCTCCCCCTGTTCCAAATTCAGCTTTTGCATTATCGGCAAATTCAAGTTGACTATCTGATTTATCAAAAACTATGTTTGCACTATCTCCTGTAAAGGTCATATCTCCACTTAACGTTAAACCTGTAAGAGTGCCGAGAGAAGTTATATTTGTTTGTGCAGCCTGTGTAAGAGTAGAACCTTCAATAACAGTTGATAAAGCCGTTCCAGCTACAGTTATAGCATCTGCTTCAAGAGTTCCGTCAAAGTCTCCATCAACCGCATCTATATTTCCTACAAAAGTTGTAGCTGTAACATTTCCTGTTACTGTTAATCCAGAAGAACTAAAACTACCCCTGGTAGTTCCACCACAAGTAATATCTAATGTATCAGCAGCACTTGAAAAAATTCCAGTATTTAAATCGTCACGAAAACCTAGTGCAGGGGCTGAATTTGACCCGTCCTCAAGGGTTAAAGTTCCATCAAGTTGTAATAAGGTAACCCAACCATCATTTGAACTATTACGAATTTTTAAAACACCTTCATTAGTATCAGCCCACCATTGATATGCGTATTTAGTACTAGGTTCTGAAGAAGAAGAATTATTACTTACAATAGCTGCTAGTGCATTATTTAAATCACTACGAAAGTTGGCCCCTGTTGCATTATCTAGTACGTAGTCGTGAGTTGCCATTTTCTAACTATTTTTATTCAAGGTTATCATAATTCTAGGAACCTCGCCCGAATCCAACAGCAGTATATTTAAAATTCCTATCAACATGAGAGGACCCATTTTTTATATCAATATTAAAACCTGTTGCAGAAATACTTGATAGCTCAAAAAAGTCTCCACTCTGCATATTTTCTATAGTAATTCCGATTGTTGGTAAAGCACTTCCAACACTTACAGAAGTATTGGCAGCACCCGTAAAGAAACTATTTATAAATGTTACAGACTTTTGTGACGTACCAGATGCAATAGCATTGATTGGGGTTTCTGTTCTTCTTTCTAAAGTAGCAGAATAACCAAGCTGTTTAATGACGATACTTTGTGCTGGATCAAAACTTGTTAATTCTGTTTTAAATTTAAAACCTCTGCCAATAAATGTACCATTCGCAAAAGTGCTGAAATTAGTAAATTCTGAGCTAAGAGTGCAATTTCCGCTAGTAGATTGACTGCTGGTTGCAGTTACAGTAAAAGTATTGGTTGTTTTTGTTTTTATCTCATAATTTCCAGGTACACCACTTCCAGAGGTAAAAGTAATATCAAGAAAACTTCCAATAGCAAATCCGTGACTATTTTTAGTAATGGTTATTGTTGTTCCTGATTGAGAATAAGTAGCAGAAGATGTTGCATCAGGGTCTGAATCAGTAGTAGCTACAAACAATTTTGCATTTGTATCAAAAGCTGTAAGAGCATCTATATCTGTCCAAACGTCAATTAAAGCTGTTCTTGAGTCAATCAAATCATTGGGATAAAAGGATTCTGTAACAAAAGTTCTAGTAAGTCTTAATGGTTGTTTTCCTCCAAGATCAAGAGTACTTGCGAAGCTGTAACTTCCTGATGATGCAATATCACCAAGAAAATCTATTGAAGATAAAGTATCAATATTATCTGTAACTGAATCAATTTCTACTGTAGAACCTAAAACAAGTCCACTAAGACTAGAATCAAAAAATGTATTTACTTTTGCACCAGCAAAAGGAGTTGTATCTGTATCTTCTCTATCTGTAAAAACACTTAATTTTGGTAAGGGATCAGGTGTTGTTACAACAACAGAAGTTTCTCCAGAACTTAGTCTGCCACCATCATCTCTAAACTTGAGAATATACTCTCCATCTACTGCTGGTACTAATGTCTCAGATACGTTTCCTGGTAAGGCAGGAATAATATCAACAGAATTAGTAAATGTACCCGTTCCATCTGTTAGGTTACTATGCCTAACAACTACATTTCCACCATGCGTAACATCAATATCTGTAGCTTTATCAAAACGTAATCGTATAAACTGATCTGATACTGGTTCGACTAATAAATTTGTGACATCTTGCGGTAAGGCTGTTTTACCAACAGCTTCAAAAGTTAAATTATTAGAAGTGGCTGATAATTGATCTAAAATATTATATGAAAATACTTGAATATCATATGTACCTTTTCTACTGTTCATTATTTCAAAATCAGGTCTTGATACCTTTTCACTTATAAAGTTTTCATCTCCAAACCTGTAATTAACCTGATATTGCACAACACCGACAATAGGTTGCCAACTAATAACAATCTTTGATACAGCCTGATTATTGATAGGAAATATTCTTTCAACAGCATTTAAAGCAGAAGGAGGTTCAGTAAGTGAATTTAATTTAGATACAGTTCTTGCTGTTAATGCTTCTCCATCTTCAATAAAGGCATACTTACCTTCGACATAAGACAAAGCAGTAATTGAATAATTAATACCATCCTGTTCTTCTACTGTAATTACTCTGAATAATTGAGATTGGGTGGTTACGTTAGATATAAGAAAGTTTGCATTTACATTAGGTGTTTGAGAAAAAGCAGAACTTACAGTAATAGTTCCACCTGAGACAGATGAGATTGCCTTACTTTCAAACGATCCATCGGGTAAAATTACAGCTAATGTTGCATCTCCAACAGGATTACCACTGGCATCTAAAGCTAAATCAGTAGCAGAAGTATCATCAACAGTAACAACAGTAGTAGAAGTAACAGCAGATAATCTTCCACCTCTTCTTATTCCTGCTCTTACTGGATCTTGAATCTCAATAATCGCACCTGGTCTTACCACTACACCAGAATCGACAGAGGTATTGAAAGCAACAACTTCACTTTCATTCTGCTCTGCAAATAATATTGCTTTACCTAATCTTCTAGCTTGACCTCTTGAAGTACAGGCAAATGCTTTTACTTGTTTTACAACAGTACCAATTTTAGATATTGCAGTTGCATCTTCAACAACTTCAAAGTCAACCTCCTGACTATCCATGTTGAAATATGAAACAGAAATAACACTATGTCTTGTTTTTAAACTACTTCCAGAATATGAAAAACCTTCTGAAGTTACGTTTGAAAGATTAAATAAATAACTAGGATCTGTAGGCTTATCTTGAGTAATTGTTATTGTTCCAGCAGACCATATCGGCATACATCTCATTACACCTGACAAATCATTTATAAGTTCAAATGCTTCTTTAGGACTTTGAATATTTACGTTGCAACTAAATCTAGCTTCCTGTCCTCCAGCACCATCATCAACGAGAGTGTTAGCAAACTTACTGGCATTTACAAAGCTGAAAAGATCAAGAGAACTGTCTGTTATGTGATCTCCAAATCCGTACCTTGAGGTTGTGAGAAGGTCGAGTAACACCATTGCAGGGCACGAAGTCCATACAGCAGCACCCATAACTCCATTAAAAATATAACCATCAGGATAAACAATACGACCAGTATTACTATCAACAGTAGGAGTGCCAGAACTAGATGCACCTGCTCCTGGAATTCTTACTTTTATTCCTCTGATCCTAAATTTACGAGCAGGAATAGAACTAAACTGCATTGAATCTAGTCTTATCGAACTATATGCACTATTTAAATAAGTAGAGGCATCATCAATAATTTCTCCAAAACTTGTCCACTGGAAGCTATCTCTTAAATTGGTGTCTGTGCTATCTGCTGTAACTCTGCTTACTCTTATATCAACAGGAAACGATCCAGTAATATTTACACGATAATCTTTTTGGTACGCATCTCCACTTCTACCTCTGATGGTGTCAGTAATGACATCTGTAAAACCACCAGAATTATATTGAACAGCTATTTTAAGTTGAACAGAAGAACCTAATAAATCTCCAGCATCAGTAGCTTTCTGAAGTTGTGGAAATGTAATAGATACTTTTACAGCATCAACATTTGTATTTGTTACCTGACGAGTAACAGGAGTGCTCGCAGTTACAGTAGTTCCTACACCAGTTGTTGATACACTACTTTCAATTCCAGAAATTTTTGTCTGATCTCCAGTACCAAATCTAGGTTTAAAATCAACATCTTGAAAGTTAAAATCTGTAGTTTGTGGATCTGTAGAATCTGCTGAAGCTCTTAATACTGGAGTGTCATTAAGAAAAACATCCTTCAATGCAGCATTATTATATGCAGTTGTACCTTTTGTTCTACCTTCTTTTGATGCTGTTGCAAAACCTTCTATTTCTCCCTCTGAGACAAGATCAAGAAAAGTAGCAAACTGTCTACT